CTTTTGCATTAAAATCGGAAGGAGAAATGATTGTAGTAGTAGAGATACCACCAAGGTCAATCATATTGTCGCGTTCAATTTGTAGGTTGTTGATTTCAATCGCCAAATCTTCTACTTCACGCTTAAATAATACCAATGCTGTTTTTGCGATTGTTAACGCACGGTCATCACGAATTTGTTTGTTATTCCTTCTTAATGAGGCGACAAACGTACCTTTAAGGTCATTCAATTGTTCTTCAACTGTGTTACTCATAACTGTAAATTTTTGGTTAAACTTTATTTTCTTGTTTATTTTAACACTACAAAGATAGGTATAAATTTTGAAACCACCAAATCTTTTGTAACATTTTTTATTTTTTTTTTAAAAATCGTATTTTACTCTTGGTTTTACTTTCTCAAACACCCAAAAATACGAATGGTGTTTACGTGCATGTTCCTGTTTGTGCCATTTAGCCCCGAAACTACTGATTCTACCTTTAGCGGTAAGAATGAATAAGTCCCTCGGGTAAAATCCAAGACTAAGAGCCATTTGCATTACCATGACGTGTGTAAAGTGATTTTTTCCACCTGATACGGTGTCTTGTGTCTTCATTACTACTAGACCACCTTCTTTAGTTATCCTGTACAACTCACTCAAAGTGTTATAATAGTTTGACTTCAATTCATCGTAGGTTTGGTAACCTGTGAATCGTTTTGCTATGATTGAACTACCTTCTTTATTTTCCTTGTACTTTTTACCACAGATTACAAACGGTGGGTCGTACATTGTACTACCAATAGAACCGTTTTCAAACGGAAGAGCTTCTGAGTCAGCAACAATCACATCATCATGAAGGGCAATTAAATCGGTTTTAATTTTTGGTTGTTTTAGGTCTTTCCAAAACGAACCCTTTGAATAGGTACAATCAAGGTCAAACTGTTCAATTTTGTACAAAAACATAATGTTCTTGATTGCGTCGTGATTATTAGTATAAACGCTTCTTACTGGCTTAAAATCTTTATCCATTTTCTGTATTAATTTACTAATTTAAATTGTGTTTCCCATAACGCAAAATGTGAATATGGATATATCTCATTTGTGATTGGTACTTCGGGTTCGATGATGTATAAACTACCAATAATAGGTTGGCCATTATTAGCTTTCCCAACTATTTTTCCAAATCCTTCTAGTTGGTCAACTTTAAACTCAATTCTTTGTCCTTGTTTTAAATCTTCGTTCATGTTATTGTTTTATTTCAGGACAAATATACACACTATTTTTTGATTTACCAAATAATTCCTTGATTTATTTCGATTTTTTTAATACTTATTAAATTATGGGATGTGGTATTTATAAAATTCAAAATACTGTTAACGGTAAAATTTACATTGGGAGTTCGGTGAACCTTGAAAGTAGAGAATATAAACATTTTTGGATGTTAGGAAGGAACAATCACGATAATGAATATCTTCAACATTCATACAACAAATATGGTAAAGAATCCTTTAAATTTGAGGTTATAGAAGAATGTGTTGATAATGATTTAATTAATAGAGAAAACTATTATATTGATTTTTATAGGTCTAATATTTTAGAGTTTGGATTTAACCTAGCTAAAGTAAACGAATTCAGAAGGAACACTTATAATGATGACGTTAAGATAAAACTATCAAAAAGTAACTTGACAAAAAATAATAATTTTACTATATTCTCATTAACAAACATTGAAACAAATGAGGAATTTATTTTTAACAGTTTGGTTGAAGGTGCTAATTATTTAATTGAAAATAATTTTACTAAAAGTAAACCAAGAAACGTTAGAATGAAAATTTCAAATAGTTTAAGAGGTGTTAAAGTTAATAATGGTAAAAATGGAATAGGAACTATAAGAAAAACGTGTTTTAAACACAATTTCAAAATACTTATATAATAACAACAATAAACGATTTAATGAATAGGATACCAAAAATTATGTCATGTGGATGCAAGAAAAAACCCCAACCGACTAGTACGCCAGCAACACAACAAAATGTGAGCGACCCTACTAAGTTGACACAACAAGATAAACTTGTTAATGAGATTATTAATAAAGTAAGAGAATTAAGTCGATAAGACAAATATCGGACATCGTAATAAAGTGTCCGATATATTTTTAATAAATTGATATATACATATATAAATGGATAAAAAGCTAACGAGCGTTCATGTTCACAACGGGATTTATAAAAAATTCAAGATAAAATCAATAGATAGTGGGGTTTCCCTACAAAAATTGGTTAACAGAGCATTGGATTTGTATAATATAGACGAAAATTTTAAAAATAAAATTGATAAACATAACTTACCTGACAAATAATGAAACCATTAATAGTTTTACATTTATTCTATATTGATTTGTGGAATGAATTTAAAAATTACTTCGATAAACTAGATGTGGATTTTGATTTAATCGTTACCATTACAGGAGACACAAATAATATTTCGAAAGTTATTAAGGATTCGTATCCTAATGCTAAGATTTTTATACTACCAAATAAGGGACTTGATGTTGGACCATTTTTATTTGTTTTGAAGTACCTAAAAGAAAATAATTTAGACTATTCACATATAGTAAAATTACACACAAAAAAAAGTCATTATAATAGTTCCGGATTAGGATTGTCTTGGAGAAAGGCATTAGTTGAAAGTATAATGGGTACTTCCCAAATATTCGAATCAAATCTAAATTTAATTAGTACTGACCCATTAGTTAAGATGTGTGGATGTCAAAGATGGTTATTGAAAGCACATAGAGGATCTCACGCAAAAACAATGGAAACTTTGGGTATTAAAATCCAAAATTCGGGGTTTATCGGTGGAACTATGTTTATATCTGATTATAAATTGATCTTAAATTCATTTACCGTTGAACAATTAACTGAACTGTACAATAAAATGCCTGACGGTTATGTAAGAGATTATTCAATTGCACACGATATGGAACGTGTCTTTGGATTTATAGTAGAAGACAAAGGGTATCAGATTAGAGGGGTGTAACAACCCCTCTTTTCGATACAACTATTGCTGACATTTCATTAGCAAATTGAATTGATAATAACACGTCCTTTGTTTCAAAAAATCTAATGGCAAATGAAGCCGTAAATGTGTCGCCAGCACCACTAACGTCAATAGTTTCCTTTGGACTTGGTGATGGTATTACATTTCCTTTATAACGAACCCCTGCTTTACCTAAAGTTACTATAACTTTTTCAAGGTTATTATCCAAAATTTCTTTGTTATTAAGATATTCATGTTCATTTACTTTAATAAAATCATAAACATCTATAATTTCTTGTGTTAATTTTCTTTTGGAATCTATTATGGAAATTCCCGTACAAGACTTACCGATTTGTAGTAAATGTTCGTTACTTAAAAATCCTTTATTATAATCACTAACAATTACAATATCATAATTTTCAGTACTAAATTCTTTTTCATACTTTATCACCGAATCGTCCCCATCGTCAACCCTCATAAACATATGATTGGATTTATCGTCAACATACCTTGTTTTTGTTATTGATCCAATCTGACGAATTAAATGGGTCTTTTTCCCAACAACCAAAGAATTAACATTATTAACAACATTTCCTGCCATACCCGAATTCCTTATAATTCGTTTAGGTATAAAAATTGGAACTGGTGCCTCTGGACTTAATCTATTAACCTGTCCATACACAAAAACATCTTCACAAACCTCACCTATTACTAATACTATCATCTAAATATTCTTTATAATTCTTTATTCCTTCTTCTAATGTGTATGTAGGTCGCCAAAATTTCATAAACTTGGTCACGTCACTACATGTATAAAATTGATATCCTTCAGGTATTACATTTTCCCTAGCGTAAGTAAACTCAATTTCTAAAAGATTCAATACATCTTCAAATGGTCGGGCTGTTCCCGAACCAACATCATAAAAGTTACCATTCAGTTCATTATAATGTTTAAGAGCGTGCATATTGGCCGAGACAACATCACCGATGTAAACAAAATCACGTCTTGGTTTATTCGGAAATAATTTGATTTTTTCACCATTTTTATTCTTCATATACATTTGATAGGCGACGGATGCCATTATATCCTTATGTTCCTCACCTGGTCCGTAAACATTGAAATATCGTAAAGCTATTCCACCATTTTGTATGACATATTGTTCACCAATGTATTTACTCCAACCATATAGATTAGAAGGATATCTACCATTGATTCCATAACTAGACGCTGACGATGAATAGATAATTTTTGCACCATTATACACCGCCCAATCAGTTATTAGTTTTGTCGATTCAACATTTCGAATCATCATGTAATTAACATCTTTTTCTAATGTATTTGAACAAGCGCCAACGTGAAAAATTATGTTAGGCTTAATAACGTTCAATCGATTGATTAGTATATTATCCCAATTATCGTTGTACAAATAATCTGAATCCAAACCAATAACTTCATAACAAATCCCTCTATTGTATTCTTTATATAAGTTACTACCTATGAATCCAATATGTCCTGTAATTATTATCTTTTCCATCTTATATTATTATGATTTTCCTTAATTCTTCAATCGATTCTTCAACAGTTTTACCCGTTGTGTCCAGATCTATGAAATTTTCTAATGGCTCTTCGTAATTTGTAACTTGAAATTCATTTTTACCTCTGTCTTCAGTCGTATGGACATAAATTTCAGTCAAACTACCGTTAAGTTTTTTCTTAAAATCTTCCCTAAGTTCCCTATAAGGCGAAACTAGTGAAACTACTACGGTTTTATCGTTTAAATAAAGAAATTCCGCTATGGTTTGTGCTAATTTAATGTTTAGGTATCGACCATCTTCTGAATAGTCGTTATTAACAACAAGTTTCCTTAATTCGTCACCATCTATATTAACCCAACTTTTATTTCTTTCAATAATTGCTTTCGCTATTGCTGTTTTACCTGAACCGGGTTGACCTGTCAACCAATATATGTTTTTTAACATTTTTGTGAATCTCCTTTCCATACTCTATATGAATCATCTTCATAATGCTCAGTTGATTCTTCAAAAATTTCTGCTTCGGTTATTGCAATTAATTGGTGTGGTAACCCTGGCGTTATATGGATAACGTCACCCACATTTATTTCTTCTTCATAAACATTTGCTGTCATTGTGTCAATCCATTTGTAAATGAAACTTCCTTCTTTAACGTACCAAGTTTCATCCTTAATCATATGATAGTGCATTGAAAATTTACCACCTTCATTGAAGTGAAGAATTTTCCCGCAATACTTACCGTTGGTTATCATTATTTCATAACCCCAACCTTTTTCCGTTTTTATCCTACTATCTATCATCATTTTTTTAAAATTTCGTTTATTTTTGTTATCACATCCTCAGATGTTATTGTTTTTGAACATTCAAACATTCTTTCCGTGTCTTTATGTTCAGGACACCAATTCCAATCAGCAGGATCAAAATAATGTTTACCCCAACAACCATGACACACATTCTTATTGATTAATCGGTACACATTTTCCTGTGGTTCTAAGTCATCATCGGTAAACCCTGAAATTAACACCGTTGGCGTTCCTGTTGCCCACGATACCCAACTTAAACCACTACTAATACCTATAAACAATTGAGACTCTTGAATGACCTTAATTAAGTCTTGAATTGGTCCTCGTTTCACTTGTTTAACCCCTTTAGGATTAAAGTTACCCATAAATCCATCTTCCTCGTTGGATAATAGTAATACTTCATAATCCATCGACTTTAGGTAGACAACTACTTCTTGCCATCCATTTGGATTGTTCCAATATTTAGCCTGTGATGTTGAATGGATTGCAATCGATACCTGTTTTTTCTTTCCAGTTTTTATTGGAAATTGTGGTCTAACTTCAACATAATCTAAACCTAAAATATCTGACGCTAGTTTTTGAAGAGGTTCTTTCCTTGGGTCTGAAGGATGTTTCAAATTATCCCAAACATTTTCTCTTTTAAAGAACCCTATCCTATAAAGAGCATATAAGTCCTGAACACTTTCACCCGGTAATACAAACTTAATTTTAGGATACAGTGATTTGAATAAATGGTTATGGAAAGTAGAACAAATGACTATACAGTTATGTTTCTTTCTAAATTCTTCCACGTATGGAATCCAAGCAATTGTGTCCCCTAGAGATTTTGATTCAAAACTAATTAAAACCCTACGACCCGCAGGATTAAAATCATATTCATTGTAATAATCCCTACCTGTAATCTTTATCCTCCAATCAATGTAATACTGTCTATTACATTTTGACCACGAATTACCTTTAATGTCAGTTGCATATTCAATAAAATTTGTTTTCTTATTAATAAATTCAACATGATAATCACTTCTGTTATTATCAAGAATTTCAACAAACGCACCATCAAGGAAATTCATTTTGATGGTGCTTGGATCACATTTTTTATCAAACGTAATCTTATTGACAGTATAAAATCGTTGGAAATCATCTTTTAAAAATTCCCTGAATACTTCTACTCCTTGGTAATACACTTTAACAGTTTCACCCTTTCTATATTGTCCAATTTCTTCAACAATATAATCATTAATCGGTATTTTTATGAATTTTTTAAAGTCACCGTAAACAACCTCTACCAAAATTTCTTTTTCATTTTTCTTTTCATAAAATCCTGAAATTAGGTGGATATAAAGTTTTTCATTATCTTCGGCGGCCAGATAGATTTGAAAAGCTTCACCGTTTCTTAATACACCGTCTCTGTTCCATTCGTTATTGTTTGCAATATATTTGGAAATACCGATATCCGTAGTTAGTTCTTTGACATATTTCAAAAATACCCGTTCTAATTGCCATCCTTTTGGTTTATCATAAAAATAATCCACCTTGTCTTTAACTTTACTTACCACATCAACCGCAATGTCAGTTTTAATTGAGAAGATATAAGTGGCACAATATTCATCCAATCCGAAAACAGATTTTGGTTTATATTCATATAAAACTACATCGTGGCGTCTTGATTCTTCAATAAACGCTTGTCTGTATTGAAAAGGATCAATTAAGTTATCGTATTCAAGAAAATGTATGTATTTTTTACCTAAGTACTTAGCAAAATTGAATGAATTTTTCCATGTTGTCCAAATAGCATAGTCATGATGAAAATCTACACAATTTTCTACCTTCCAATTGTCTTTAGCCGTCCATCTTGTACTAGCAACGTCATACGCTGTGAATTCTTCTCTTAATAAAATAGGATTCTCTTTGTCAAAAATGTAATAATCCACCATTTTTTGTATTTCAGGTTTCACAGGGTAGTGACCCGTCAATAAAATAGGTATATCAAAACTTTTTAACCTGTTTATCAATGATATTAAGTCATTTTCCTTACTTTCGGTATCTAACCAACAGTCTATAATAAAAATATCTTCATTTGAACTCATAATACGTATTTTAAATAATCTTCACCATTCTTTATTCCATAGAAACATAGGTCGTAAAAGGCAACAACACCTTCATATCTGTTTTTAGAAAAATTTCCATCGGGAAAATTCAAATTAAACCCATCTATCAATTTAAAATCTTCTTCTTCAAGATTTTTATAATAATCACCCCAATCTCCGTATGACATTAATAACGGTGCATCCGATACACTTGTCTTTCGTGTTCCATGTTCAGGCCAATTGGTAGATGCACAAGTAAAAACAAATAAACCGCCAGGTTTTAACATCCGGATAACGTTCTTTATTGTCTTTTCGTAATACATATCATGTTCAAGCATATTTGTGGTTATTATCGTGTCATAATAACTGTCAGGAGCTTCGAACTCGTGTGCAATACAAACTAAATCAACATTTTTACCTACACCAATATCAATACCTAAATAATCACAATTTTCGAATAGGTATTTATTCGACCCATTTATATCTAACGACCCAATATCTAAAACCTTTTTGTTTTTAAAAAAATCCGGATATTTTGTTTTTATTTTCTCACAAAACATTACTTGTCCCTGATGTGCCATATATGTTTTTTGTCATTAACTTACTGAAAGTCTCAACTGATATTAAATTGAGATAATCCTTTTTATTTTTTTCGAACTGTCTATATTCAAAAAAGGAGTTGTCGTATTGACAACAAACTTGACTTCCAAATGTAATTACTCCTACACCCCAATCAGTATCAACAACATACATATTAAGGTCAGGTCTTGTTGCACGAAATTTATAAATGGCCTTCCAAACTGTTCCATTCCAATTACCACCAGCCGATGTATTTAAATCATAAAAATCTTCACGAGCATGATCTAATGTCGGTGGAAGACAATCATGTATTACAATACTACCATTTGGGGATAAATGATTTAACGAATTTATAATATCCCTTTCAACTTGAAATGATAAGTGTAATCCGTCAATGAATATAATATCCCATTTGAAATCCTTTTTAAACTTTAATTTTCCTTCGTCCAATTGTTTAAAAAAATCATCCGATTCATTCTTGAAATCAACAATTGCTTCTTTTACCTCATAACATGGATCAACCGATGTCTTATTATTACAAGTAATTTTATTAAAACAAACATCAGGATTTCTAACACCAATTTCTAAATATGATGTATAACCATTATAATTAATTAAGTCATTTATTATACTTATTCTATCCATTACTTAGAAAAATATATTAACTGTAAATGGTTATCGTTCCCTAGAAACATTAAATGTGAATTGAATCCTAATCTATTTAATCTTCCTATGAATTCTTTTCGTACTTCATCGTCAAATCCTAAATGAGCATGATGATATTCCATTGCAATTGCCTTAACTTTAGAAAGATTTTCATCTGAAATACCCTTCAATGTATCAATTTCAGCCCCCTCAATATCTATTTTCAGATAATCTATCCTATCAATCAATCCTGTTTCGAAAAGGTAATCCAAATTATATGTTCTTGTTTTATATTTCTGAATATAATCAGAAAATTCATGTACAGATGATCCACCTAGATGTTCACTTTCAAATAATTCAATTTCGCCAATTTTATCACCAATAGCGGCGTTGAACAGAATTGAACGAGGGTCGGCGTTTAAAGATAACAGTTTGAAATATCTTTTGTCTGGTTCAAATGAAATTACTTTACTTGCACCCTGACTATATGCCCATCGATTGAATATACCAATGTTACCACCTAAATCAACTACTATGTTACCATCGAAAATTTTACGTTCCCGGTTTAAGTAATATTCTCTTAGATTATAGATTTCATGGAATATTGCATAATCCCATCCAAACTTTCCTGCAACTTCTAAAGTACTTCCTTTATATTCGAATATACTACCTAAGTTCTTGACTTTATGTTCATCTGTATAGAAATACATCGATTTATAAAATGAACGGTCTCGTTGTATTTTTATATAATCAATCATTTCGTCAGCAATTACACAATCTTTGTTTCCGTGAAAATAAAGAATTTGTGATTTGTCTTCAGGTATGTATTGATATCCGTATATTTGACCGAAATTTTTGGGACCATCTTCCTTCCAAAACGTATAGAAATGTTCCAATGTTTTATTTGTGTTCCCGTGTTCCCCGTCATACGAAGATGTGTCAAAATTTGACAAGGGAAGGAATGTTTTACACTTGTTAACCCATCTTAATGAATTATCAATTCCCTCATCATTCCAGAAGTATAATCGTAAGTAATCTTCAATCGGTAACGATGTGTACATATCAATTATCTTTTTGAACCACCATTTACACCTTTTATTGTAAATGTACATACAAACGTGGGCATACGGATTTGATTTATTAACATTTAAGTGTTGTGCTAACTCTTGATTGAATAATTGTGTTTTACCTCGTACATATTCACCGAAAAATTCTTCCTGTCTGTGAACATCGGATATAGGATAGTCCGTTAATAGGTGAAAATAACCGTTTATATCATCGATATTGTAGTTAACCACTACATCACCGTCTATCCAAACAAAATTGGTAAAATCCTCCTTTAAAGACTCAATACAAGCGTGTTGTTTCCAATACCACTTATCATATTGTGAATATGGTTTTGGATTGATTCTTCTTTTGATTAGATTTGGGGAATCAAAAGGTACTTCACAGTCAACACCGTAAACAATAACCTTTGATTTTGAAAACTCATTTATTGACTTAACAAGTTTTTCAATGATTGGCATATATCCTAAATTACCCGTAGTTACAAAAACAAATGGTTTAACGATTTGTTCCAATCTTTTACAAGCAATTTGGGTTACTTTATCCCAAGTAAAGTTTTCGTGTATATATTTTGATTCATATTCTGCTACAAATTTAGCATTGTCGTAATTTTCATAAGCAAGAATCATTTGTTTACCTAAATCATAAAAGTCGGGCTCACAATAATCTCCTGTGAAGTCTTTACGTTCAAAATCAGCGGATTTAAGTCCTGATATCTTAACAGGGATACCTTTACCTTTAGCAAACTCAAGTTGGCCACCCCAATTAGAATATATTGATGGTGTTCCCACAGACATCGCCTCACAATTATGTACAGTTGCGTTTGACATTAAATAGGAATTATCATTTTCAACCTCTAAATTATAAACAAATCCCGAATAAGGTATAGTTAAAACATTTTTTACTAATATAGCTAAACCTTCAGGATGCCACCACGATTTATTACTATGTCTATAATTTTCATTATCAAATGACCAACACACAACGTAACATTTCCTATTTGTTCTGTTAGACCTTTTGTTAACTTGTATAGTTGATTTTATTCCCAATCTTTGATTAGCAAAGATTAGTTGTCTACTTAAATTCATAGAAACAGTTGTGTAAGAGGTGTACTTATCCTTAGATAGATGACCGTCACCCAAAACCATATTATTGATTAGTGTATCTAAAACATTTAAAGGTCCTAATAATATCTTTTCTGGTATTTTTTTGTTAAAAGACATTGACCCACAATAATAATCAAAAAAATTACATAATAATACAGAATTAATGACTACTCTTAATGTGTTTCCTTTTATTTTATATGACCCGTTAATTCCAAAAATTTCATAAAT